GATCAACGATAGTCAAAATACTATCAGAATGGATCATCATCTCTCTCTGGTCAGTAACTTCTGGCCAAGGAGTAAGTTCACCTTCAGAATTAATTTGATATGGATTGATAATGCGACAATCAGGTTCACCAAGTTCAGAAGGAACTTCTTCAATTTCGGTGACAATTACATTATCAACCTTCAGTAAAAGACACTTCACTATTTTGGACATTTACTTTTTCCTCATACATTTGTTTAATAGTATCAATTGGTTCTACAATGGTTACAATCCAATCTGGAGGAACTGGAATTTGAGTATCCTTTGTAAGAACAATCCAGGGCGATAGTGAAACCTCTAGGTCGCCACTTGGATTCTCGTTTTCTTCAACCAATAGAACAGTTCTCCGAGTTTCAACTTTATGTGGATTCGTAAAAAGAAATCCACAAACTTTTTCATCAGAAATGAGTTCTTTAGCGTCGGAAATGACAGTTTCACCCGACTTCAAGAGTGCTAGTTTAATTGACATTTTACTCTATGTGCTCCTACCAGTATAGCAAAAAAATGGGGGAGCGTCAACTGGATTTTGCCAGTTGCTCCCCTGCGGCGACGATACTTGGTTCATAAAATATTTATAATTTCCGCTTTCCAACCTTTATAAGGAGGGACTTTCACCCTCCTCCTGAAAAGAACCACCCATTCAGGTATTATTATTTAGAGATAGTCCTTTCTTGTATGATGCTCTGGTACTATTTTCCCAAGTACGATCCGTAAAAGTCCGTCTTCAAATGTGACTTCGCGAACTTCTGTGTCGTCGGATAAAGTCCACGCTCGTTTAAAACTTCTGCTAGCCACTCCCTTGTGGATAAACGTCCTATCCGATTCGGCATCTGATTTTTGCCCTTCGACAAAAAGCTTTCCATATTCTGTGAAAACATTAACCTCTCCCTTCTTGAATCCTGCTAATGCAATCTCTAAATGAGACTCTACATTATTTACCTGAATAAGATTGTAGGGGGGATAGTTTGTTGTAGTTTCGTGAAGATTAAATAAACGATCAAAATATTCATCCATTCCAATACTATTGCGAGTGATTCTTTCCATCAAAGCAGGAAGATCGGACGCAGTAAACCGTGATGTTGCAAGGTTAGTCATTATGGTAGCTCCTTTAAAAGCGAGTTTGTGTTTTGTGGACCCTTACGGCATCCGTATATAATTATAATACTTCTTACAAAAAAGGCGGGTGTAAAACCCGCTCTTTTTCATTCGGCATCCTCTACCTTTTTCTTCTTAGCACCAATATTATACTTGGTCTCTAGAATCCAATCTCCCTTGTCCTTATAAGCAAGAACTTTGATTTGATTCAAAGGAGCAATATCTTGAATCTTTTTAAGATCAACAATTGTAACCAAACCCCAATCTGCAATTAATTGAGCGATGCGATTACGACGCTGAACATCATTTACAGTCAGATTTGCGTGTTTGCCATCGAGAGCAAATAATTCTTTAAAATGAACCAGGTAATATCTACCTTGCTTATGAAGAATATGGCAAGATTGATAAATTTTCTTTTCTTTTCTTGAAGCAACTCCGATACGGGTCAAAGTCTCACGAACCTTTAGAAAATCATCAGGTTCATTGAGAATCACTTCCACCATTTGGTCGGGCGTCCACTTTACTTCAGGTTCTTGAACTACACTCATTTTGTTCCTCCAGTTTCAAATTTCGATTTTATAAATGTTAGTTGTTCTTTAGTAAGAATCCTCAAAGCCTGTTTTGCCTTTTCATTACTATATCCATAATAACGTTTGACATAATCAAGATCTTTGATTTTATCTTGTCGGAGCCAGGGAGAATATCTCTTCTTTTTCCTCAGACTATTTATATAAAAGTCATATTGCATCTTCTTTGGGAGAAAATGATATTGGTTCATTTCATTTGCAAACATAATACAATCAATATGTCCAGAGAGACACCGATTAATGATATATGGTGCATATTCCTTCTCAAGCGAAGGGTCTTCGTCAATCAGATGTTTCTTTGTTTGATTGATCGAGTTTAACCAGTCCTTCAATTCCATAATTAAAAAGCAAGAGTTCTTTACGTTGTTTTTGCTCACGCATATATTCACCAACTGAACGCATCGTATAAGTGAGGTCAAACTCAGCAGCGTTCCAATTCTTAAACCTATCTTTTACAAGTTGATCTGAATTATAACTGATTAACTGGTCCATATCATTAGAATCACAATCAGCAGCAAACTTATCGTGATCAAATCCTTTGTGCATTGATCCTTTATTCCCATAGAGATTATCCTTAATGTCATAAGGAGGGTCAAGATACATAAAAGCACCCTTTTTCCCATCCATTAGATAATCATAGGAGTAATTAGTTATACGCCACTTGGAAATTAGTTTTGAATACCCAGGCAACTTTTCGATCCCTCGCATTGAGAAGTTGGAGACGGATGCCTGTTGTGAAAATGAAGAACTCTCTGTGAGACCACTGAAAGAACACTTATTAACAATATAGAAAGCCACAGCACGATCAATGCTAGGCAAACTTTGTTCATTGATTTGCTCCTTTGACTTTAGGAAAAGTTCTTTAGCAAGTTCAGGAGTGTTATAAGCAAGTTTACAGTCAACTAACTCATTCTTTAAATCATTACCAAACATCTGGAGTTGTTGCCAGAAGTTTACAAGAGGTTCGTATAGATCATTTACCCAAATATCTAGGTTGGGATACTTTTTTGTGATATAAATTGCAACACTTCCACCACCAAGAAATGGTTCTCGAAACTCATCATAATTGCGAAGGTCTGGGAAGTAAGGTCCCATCTTTTCGCAAGCACGGGACTTGCCTCCAGGATACCTCAAAGGCGTTTTAAGAGATTTCATCACAAAATTACCTCCATCATATTCAAAAGTTGACCAGCATCAATTTGCTTTTCGGTTGGGACAATGTTAGATTCTAGCATTTTATAATCACCACTTTCCAATTTAAAAGTAGCACCAGCACCATCACATTCAATTCGAGAATACACAGTATCCCAGTCAGTATAAGCAATAGACATATTCTTAGTGTCTACAAGAAGCATGTATTCAAATGTTTTTTGAACGTCTTCTTTTTTCAATTCTTTAATTTTCTTTTTTCCTGGACGTTTGTTAATCAAAACAACACGCTTGCAACTGCCATTTTTATTAAAAAGACCTAAAGATCCTTTCATTTCATAAAAAGTTCCAGAATTATCCACAAAATCCCTACCATCTTCATAATCACCAACATAATTCAACTGCCCACCACTCCATTTTGCAAAAGATTTTTCTTGCAAATATGTACGAAAAGTTTTAAAGGCATTAGATTTCATTTGCTTTGTGTTTGTTGCCTTTACACAACCAAAGAATTCTTCAAGATTGATGAGAGAGAAATCAATTTTCATAATCAGGTTTGTTATACTTAAGGTATTCAAAAAAAGTAAGTTTCATTTCCTTCTGCGTCATACCACAATGCTTTGCTGCTTGTGGCAGATTCATCTTAGAATAAAAGAGTGCTTCATTTGCCTCTCTTACATTTTCGGGAGTTGTTTTCACTGGAACTTCTTTAAGAAGTTTATTATCAATTTTATAAGGGTTCATTGAAACTCATTACAATAGTTTGTGTTTTTTTCTTTGGTTTTCTTCCCAAGAAATAATTCTCAAATTTTCCAATTTGGCAATTTCTTCTGGTGGTATATTATTCATAAATCCTTCATATACTGGATATATGTGGTCTAATTGATAACCACCTTCAACTCCACATTTGGTTCTTGGTTTATGTTCTGGATTAATTATATCATAGTGTTTAACATAATTAACCTCGCTTAATTTATCAACCAAATAACGATACTCTTTATATTTTGTTTTTTCATTTTCTGGTTGTTTATTCCAAGAAACATAACCAAGTTGTTTCATATCCAAACCAGCATTCCAAGGAACATAATTTTCTTTTGCCTTTCGCATTTTTTCCAAAGATGTTTTGGAATATATTTCGGTTTTTCCTTTGTTCCAGGGAATTTTGCCAGTATTAGATTTTCTAATTTTTTCTTTTGTTTCTTCAGTTAAAGGTTTTCTTGAATAAGAAATCCTACCAAGAACAAAACTATCACCAGGGCATTCAACAGACCTTTTATTTACTTGCCCGTCGTTCCACCATTTTGCCCCTTCTTTTATCACAATACCAACTTGCATTTGCTATAACTATTTATACAAAAGCAACTTTATATTACTTGAATTCGCATTCACACATTAATTCTGTGAGTGCTGCTAAAATGTTAATTTCTTGGTCAGCCACAAAACAAATTTGGTATTGATACTTAGCAATAATAAGAACGGCAGCAGGGATAGACTGGGGAAGTAGAACAGAGTAAAGGGCGTCATAAACCCTGCGAAGAATGATAGAAGAATCGTTGTCCAAGTTGGCGACCACCCACTTTCGGACTTCTGTGAAATTCTTTTCTTTGAGATATTTAATGAGATCATTTACGGCAACGTCAGAGAAGGATGCAAGAATACCAGAGTCAATTTCTCCACCAACAGAGTATCGTTGGCATTCATTGAGAACTCGCCTCCAATCAGGAAAATGTTTATTAATCAGTTCGGCAAGGACTTTAGGATCATATCGTACACCTTCCGAATCCAGGATGTCCTGTAGACGCTTGAAGAAGGATCCTGCCAACTGGGTTTTTTCTTTACCTTTGATTCCGAACTCGACGACGGCACATCGGGAGTGGAGAGGTTCAATGATTTTGTTCTTGTAGTTACAGGTGAAGATGAATCGGCAGTTGCCAGCAAACTCCTCAATAAACGCCCGTAGTAAGAGTTGAACGTCGTTTCCCGTGTTATCCGCCTCATCAATGATGACGACTTTGTGTTTAGCATCTGACGAAAGTGAGACGGTCGAAGCAAAGTTTTTCGCATTGTTTCGGACAGTATCGAGGAATCTACCTTCGTCGGATCCATTGATGACATAAAAATCTACTCCCAATTCATTACACAATGCTTTTGCCACGGTGGTCTTACCTACACCAGGAGGACCACAAAGAAGCATATTTGGAATTTCGCCTTTATTTAGAAAATCACTAAAGGTCTTTTTAATATTCTCAGGAAGAATACAGTCTTCAATTGTTTTTGGGCGATATTTCTCAACCCAAATAAAGTTAGAACTCATAATCAAATCCACGAAGGTTTACGTTCTGGCATACGGAGATAGTTGTCCGCAACCCAGGGTTTGGAAGCAATATACATTTTGTATGCAGTGAATGTATCAATGCTTTCATCAAGTTTGTATTCGTCAGGCATAGCACGAACGAATGGAGTCACCTCAGTAATCTTTCCTTTGGGAAAAAGGTAGTATGCGGCAACAAGAGTATTGTAGCACGAATGCTGCTTACCATATCGCAGAGTATACTCATCACAAAGGTTCATTCCGTGCTTAATCAACCAGTAAGCATTGTCAATAGTCTTTGCTGCCCATTGAGTACATGGGTGATTGCGAAAGGCACCCTTCTCAGTTGCATAGGAGGTTCCGTCTGCTTTAGGAAGGGTGCCGTAGTTGTGATACCACTTGGATGCCACGATAGAAAGCATTTGACAACATTCAAGAGGCATCTTAACAATATGCTTGTCTGGAAGGCAAATTGCCGACTCAGCAGGAAATTCGTTCGTTACAAAGATGTTCATCAGAAACAGTACTTTTGAATTACATATTTTACTTTTTCTGGTTTATCTTCCATCCAATATGCTTCGTGTTCAATTCTTCTAGGGGCAGTAGAAGCACTTAAAGAATTTTTAATATCTTGAAGTTTATTGGATGGAAGAGGCATATCATTTAGTGATATGCCAAATGGTTTGTATCCATTACAAAAATGACCAACGTGAGTACCTTCATGATAAACAGTTTCATTAATATAAAATTTTGGATCAAATCCACTATATTTAATATTTTTGGTGCATATTATAAATTTTTTACCAAAGTCTGCATATCCAAAAAGATTTTTGTTACTCCTACAATGACCAACATTTTCACTAACAGAGTATTTTGCTTGATAAATTTGATTGAGAATGTCTTTTGCTTGTGGAGTAAGGTACAGAAGAAATTCCATCAACTAAAAGTAGAATCAGGTTCCAAAGCAACATAATACTGCAAATTGTACTTGGTGTTGCTGAACTGTGACAGAAGTTTTTCTGACACAACCACATCATAAGCACCAGGAATAATCTTGATGTTCTCAACCTTAAAGTTGAAGGTGAACTCCTTATCAGTCTCACCAACCACGATGGAATACTCATTGGAAGTATCGTTCTTCTTATCACGAACAACCAGTTTCACAACACCTGCCTCACCAACCGCAGAAAGATCAGGAAGTTGATACACTGCTGCTGCCTTAAGAAGTTTCTCCAGAGATGCGTGTTCTAGTTGAAAACAAACATCCGAAGAGGGGAGTTTGATTTCCTTCTCGGGAGGGGAGATGATTACATTAGGGTCAGCATAGAAATACTTGACACGACGCTTACCTTCACGAATTGTAATGTAAGAATCATTAGTAAAATCCAGTTCAGGGTCTTGGTGAAGTCCAAGACCATTTAGAAACTGATTCAGGTCATAAATTGCAAAATTACGAGGAAACTCTTCGATAATATCTGCTTCAGCAAGAATATTCTTTGCTACAGAAATGGTACGGAGTTTAGTTCCTTGCTTCACCAGAATAGAATTATTGATTCCAGCAAAGTTCTTGAGAATGGTGAGAGTATTATCAGAAAGTTTCATAGTTTTGTTTTGGAGTTTCACTTGTTTTCAACAAGGTTGAGATGATTAATCAAAAGAATAGTGTAGTGCAAAACTTTGAACAAGTCAGCACGAGGAGTTCCTTT